CTCCTGTTTCCCCCAGGCACATCAACGCGTGGGCCTCCTAGACAACGCTCACTTTCGTTTACGCCATTTAGGAGTCCGTATCCCACTGCTGGTCGTATTCCACCCAGCAAGGTGATGTCGGCACATCCGCCTATCCTGAGGCATATTCGACCTGTCCCGGTGTGATAAGGGTGGAAGCCCGTACACACAAGTACCGTGGTCGAACGTCCAGACCATCCCAAAGCTCCAATTTCTTGGAACTGAGGGCCATCCCCCACACGAGCATTCTGCGTACCGTGTCCTTGACCCGATCAACATCCACCCTAACCCCGTCCACGTGATAGTCCAACCAGCGGGAGAACAGGCTGGTAGCCTGGACCACTGATGTAACTAGCTCGTGGGCACGGTAGTACACTCGAGACCGACCACGGAAGGACCGGATTGCCATGGGTGCGTGCTTGTCAAGCACGTACTTACGGCCATCTGGTGTCCGGAGGACTTCTCCGGCCATCGACGCACGATTTAGACTAGCCATCAAGCGCACTTCGTTCTCCGCAGACAATAAGGTCCCCTGAGGTGCAAAACCTCTAGGAACATTGCCCGTGGAGTAGGAAAGACGTATGGCCAGCTTCTTCTGTGCGAAGGTGACGGTGTACTTCCTATCCCCAGCCATCAGTCCCATACCCCCCATCTCCACGGGCAGGAACCAATTTAGGCCAGAATAAGCCTCCATCATCGGAGCGTAGTTTTCCAGCCAGATGTCCGACGCAACGGACTTGTGCTCAGGTGATATGCTGAGGAGGAAGTGCGACTGGATTTTTGGCAAAATCTGCCTAAGATCACCAGTCAACACGTCCACCCCGGTATACCATTTCAGCTCATTCCGCATACGAAGGATGTCCGTCAGGAGTCCGCCCCACCAGGGTCGGCGAGTGAAGCCTTCGGCGGTGTAGAGTTCCGAGTTAACAGTGAAGAACCGCTCCGAAAAGTAGTTCTTACCAACTGAAAGCTCGAGACCAAACTCGACGATGGTCCTCCGCCAACTTTGGTAGAGTGGGATGTCGGCTTTGAATAGGATGTCGTCTCCGTTAATCAGGACCCGGAACCTATCCAGCTCAAACGGCGTTAGCCATCCCCTCTCAAGACCCTGTTCGACTATTTTACGGTCGTTCAGGATATCGGGATGGGACCCGTCATAGCGGGTAAGAGCAAGGAGGTAGCTTGCGAGATTGACGAGACAAAGGATGGGAAATGAGAGTATGTTGCCCATTAGTTGTCCATTGGTCTGTTGCACCTTTTCAGGGACCCGTATAGACTCGTAAAGGGCGTCCGGGATCTTCCCGCGGAATGTTTCC